TGATCATTCATTTTCACAAACAGAAATTCTTGCAGCATCTCTTCGTGATGTAAGACAGGTAGAACAGTCTGCTCTTGCTGGTGCAGATGTCGTTACAATCCCTCCTATTGTATTCTGGGGAATGTATAAGAATATTATGACTGATAAGGGTCTAGAACTCTTTCAGAAGGATTGGGATGAGGTTATTAAATCCACAGAAAAATGAAGAAAGAGCATCAATGTTGGCATTTTGTAATGTCTTCTTTTGCTAGAATTTACGGGGTATCAAAAACTAGAAGTAATGAAAGAATTCATGCATTTGCGTTGGAGTGGTGTGATGAACATAATTATACTTGTGATATTTATCTTGATGATTTAAATAAGGTTGATAGGTATTTTAGACAACAATACGAATCTTGGGAGGGTTAAATGAAAGTAGGATTAATTGGATTAGGACGGATGGGCGAAGGAATGTCCCGTCGTATGATGAAGGCAGGAATAGAAGTATGGGGTTATCGTAGGAATTATGAAAAAGCAAGTGAAGCATATGAAAACGGATATGTGAATGGAGTTGCAACTACTATCGAAAACCTTGTTAAAATAGTTAAACAAAATAAAAAAGGTAGTACTCAACCAGGCATTTTTCAAATGGTTGTTCCTGCCGAAACAGTAGAGGAGACTATCAATGAGTTACTACGATATTGTGGTGAAGGAGATATTATTATTGATCATGGCAATAGCAATTTTAAAGACAGTCGGAAGAGAGCAGAACGTCTGGCAAAAATGGGTATCCAATATATTGATTGTGGCACTAGTGGTGGTGTTTATGGTCTGGATCGTGGATACTGTCTTATGGTTGGAGGTGGAGATACTGCAGTCGCCACTTGTTCAAAGATATTCTCTGCCCTCTCCCCAGATATTCACTCCTGCCATAGAACGGATCCAACATCTGATGTAACTTCTGCTGAATATGGATGGTTACATTGTGGTGGTCCAGGTGCAGGACATTTCGTAAAGATGGTGCATAACGGCATTGAGTATGGTATTATGCAAGCGTATGCTGAAGGATTTAACATTATTAAGAATGCTAATGCAGGTGCTCAGTATGTTAGAGAAGGAGATGCAGAGGTTGCCCCTATGGCAGACCCAGAATCCTATTGTTATGATATTGATGTTGCTGAGGTTGCTGAGTTATGGCGTCGTGGTAGCGTGGTTGGTAGTTGGTTACTCGATCTTACTGCTGATGTGCTACGCAGGGATGGTAGCCTTAAACAGTTCTCTGGAGGCGTATCCGACAGCGGTGAGGGTCGTTGGACTGTTTCTGCCGCTGTGGACCTGGGGGTTCCCGCTCCTGTTATTACTACTGCGTTATTTGAAAGATTTAACTCACGCAATCTCGGATCATTCGGAGCAAAAATCCTAAATGGTATGCGTTATATGTTTGGAGGACACCACGTTAGATGATTAGTTCAGAAACACCTTATAAACTTGCAGAAATAATTCGGGATACTTGGCCTGGTCTCTATAGACCTCCTAAAAAAGAGTTAAATATAACAAAGAAAACAAAATAAAATTGGTATGAAAATTGTCCAGATTGGTGCTAATGCATCTAATGATGACCTATCACAACACATTATTTCAAATTATTCAGAGTTAGAATTTGGATTATTTGTAGAACCAAATAGTCTTCATGTTGAAAGTATTAAAAATTGCTATTCAAAATATGCAAATATTATTGTAGAAAACATTGCAATTAAAAGTCCCTTACAAGATAACGATACACTAGAAATTTTTTATCATACAAATGATTATCCAAATTATGAATTAGCATCTTGTGATATTGAACATATTAAAAAACATTTGTGGTGCCCTCACCTCCATAGAGATGGTGAGGGTGAAATTAAATCATTCCAAGTCCCTTGCATCACTATAGATAACTTATTTGAAAAGTATTCAATTACTGAACTTGATTGGTTATATTTGGATATTGAAGGTCTTGATGCTGAAATTTTATTAACTACTGACTGGAAAAAGTATAAGATAAAAAGAATGGAGTTTGAATATCTGCATTTGGGTGAAGATGCAGATAAAATAAAAGATATGATGATTAGTATGGGATATATTCAAGTAGACTCATTGCATGAATATGACTGGGCTTTTGAATTAAAAACCCCCCAGGTTAAAGTATTATTTTTCGGAAGAGAAAATAGAGATGAAGTGTGGGAGTATGACTTTATATTGAAAGAAATTCTTCCTGAAAAAGAAAAGGATGTTAAATTTTTATCCCTAGAACAAGTCAGAAATTGTGATGAAAATTTTGATGTTTTTGTATATAGTGCTAGATGTCCAAATAATTATACATGGGGATATACTCCATCATATGAAGACATTTTAGAATCTATTTTAAAGACAAACCCAAAAATTATAATTCAACTATCTGACGAATATAAAGATGAAGACTTGGAGCACTATAATAACCTTTCAAATTATTGTGAATTATTTTTGAGACAATATAATCATCAAGAGTATAGAAATAATAAATTTAAAACTAATTTTAGAAATGATAACATAGTTTATATTCCACTTGGATATGGTAATAACACACCAGTCGGTAAAATAAGCAATATTCCATTATCAGAAAAAAAATATAATTGGTCTTTTATAGGCAAAATTAAAGATTGGGAATTTTGCTTTTTTGATGATAAAAAACAAAAATGGGTTTCAGTTAGTGATAGATCTGAAATGATCGAAATATTTAAAAATAATATTCAAAATTTCTTTTTTGCTCAGGAAGGAATTAGTAAAGATGATCTAATTAAAATTTATAGTGATTCTATATTTGTTCCTTGTGGTAGGGGAAATAGTTCTTTAGAATGTTTTAGAAATTATGAAGCATCAATGTGTGGTGCTATTCCTATTGTTGTTGGACCAAAAGAAGAAATAGAAAATACTTTTAAATATGAAGAAAATCCACCTTGGGTATTTGCAGAATCTTGGGATGAAGCAGTAGAAAAGTGTAAAGATCTTCTGAATGATAAAGACCATTTGCAAGAAATTCAAAATAATCTTTTAGATTGGTGGAGTAATAGAATTCGAAAAATTCAAGATAAAGTTAATGAGGTTTTTGTTAAGATTGAATGTAAGGAACATTCATATAAATTGCATAATTTTCCTCCAATTAATTTTATAAGTGTTGATAAATCTGAAGATAGAAGAAAACTTCTTTATGAAAAATTTGCTAAGTATAATCTAACAAACATTAGACCTCACATATTTGAAGTTTATAACGACAAAGATCATCATTATATTGGAGAATCTTTTCGTGAATTGAATGGTATTGGTAGAGGTCCAACAACTTCGCACTTAAAAGCAATAAAAGATTGGTATTTTGACACTGACGAAGAATATGCATTCTTTTGTGAAGATGATATAAGTTTTGAACCGATTAAATATTGGAACTTCACTTGGGAAGAATTCTTTAATTCTCTACCAGAAGATTGGGAATGTATTCAACTTTGTTGGGTTAGAGAAGGTGATATGTTTGTATTTTCTGCGGGTGGTCTTAAATTGAGGCATAGATGTTGGTGTGATTGGTCAGCATGTGCTTATCTAATCAAACGATCTCATGCAAAAAAATTAATTTCCAATTATTATCGAAATGGATCTTTTAATCTTGATTTTGTTGGAAATGATTCCCATGTAAGACCAAAGTGGGCAAAAGATCCAGTAGCAGAAACTATTATTTTTTCTCCACTAGGAAATCCTAAAAATATTGATGTTAATGTGAGTGTTGTCTATGGGTTTCCACTTTTTGTGGAAGATGTTTATAATTGCGAATCTGAGTTGCTTAAATATGATTGTGAAAATGTGTTATTTCCACAAAGAGATTGTCATGAAATATCGCATAATACAATATTAAATTGGTGGGAAACAAAAGGAAGAAATTTAAAAGTAAAGGATATCATTGATATTTAAACTTTACATGAATAAAAAGATATGATAAGATAGTTGCGTCTAATCTACTAAGATAAAAAATATGAAATTTACAGTTTATTCTAAAGATGGATGCCCATATTGCACAAAAATCCAACAAGTATTGGAATTGACTAATTTGCAACATGTGGTTTATAAATTAAATGTTGATTTTACTCGTGAAGAATTTTATTCTGAGTTTGGAGATGGATCTACTTTTCCCCAGATTGTTTTAAATGATACTCAGCATCTTGGTGGATGCTCAGATACAGTTCAATATTTGAAAGAACAGAATTTGATTTAATTGTGAAAGAAGATCAGGATGATAAAAAAAGAAAACTAAATAAAAATGAACCTCAGATTAATCGAGGTATTGAATTATTATTACGCAATAGGAGGAGAGAATCTACACCAAAAACGTTTCAATTGAAATTTGGTAAGATGATTTCTCTTTTTCGTAGAGAGTTTCATTTTTTTATAGAATTTCATTTCGATATTAGAAAAAAATAAACTCTCTGGAGAAAGCAAATGGAACTATCAATCATTTTGACCTTTACAATTTTATTTTGTGTAATGTTCCTTTTCATCGGTTTAATTGGTGGATGGATTTTTAAACAATATCAAGTAGAAAGAATTTACGGTATTCGCAATATTCATCCAGAATTTCTTGATAACAATGGAAATATAATACCTGATGAAGTATTAGCTGTTCGTTTTGAAGAGGGATTTTTTGATGGTGAAGAGTATGATGATGAAGATGATGAAAATGAAGAAGATTAATAAATAACCAAAATAACTATATTAAACTGATTTGCATTAAAAATTATGACAGCAACTAAAACAAAACCTAAAACATTGATTGAAAATTTACCTACAAATCCTTTTATTTTTGAAATTTTAAATTTAGTTTCAAAACAAAGAACAAACGGTAAAAAAATAGAATTTCTTCGAAAATATGAAGATCCTTCACTTAAAACAATTTTAATTTGGAACTTTGATGAGTCTATAATTTCTTTACTTCCAGAGGGCGATGTTCCTTATGCAAGTACAGGAGAGCAGACTTCTTATAGTGGAACATTAAGTGGAAAAATTGAAGATGCAGTTTCTAAAATGGAAGAAATGAATTCAACTTCTCTTGGATCTATGGACCAAGGTAAATCTTCAATTAGAAAAGAATATACTATGTTTTATAATTTCGTAAAAGGTGGTAATGATGGATTAAGTTCTCTTCGCAGAGAAACTATGTTTATCAATATTCTTCAGGGTCTTCATCCACTTGAAGCGGAAATTGTTTGTCTTGTAAAAGATAAAAAACTTCAAAATAAATACAAAATTACTAAAGAAATTGTTAGTGAGGCATATCCCGATATTCAATGGGGTGGTCGTTCATGAATGTGCTTTTAAAGGAGAAATCGAAAATGGCAGAAAAAAATCAAACCAATAAAGTTCTGCCTAGTGAATATGGATGTGAAATTCTTCTTGAAAAGACCACTCTTGATAAAACAAAAGATTCTTCATTTCCAAATGACGCATATTTAATTTGGTATAAAGTGGATGAAGAAATTCACATCGATCTTGTAAGAGGATCTAGGGTCCGTATTTTTGATATGTATTATGATAAGTATGGATTGGGATCTGTTCAAA